TACCAAGGAAGGAACTTATTGACTTCTTTGTCTTTCAAAATAAGGAAAAGAGCCTCTATATCGTTTTCCAGAAATTTCCTTAGAATCAATCTGTCAGTTTTTATTGTGGGGGTATTCATATTATAAGCTGCATTCAAATAAAAACATTTCACATCGATCGTTAATGGCTATTTCCTTGTCAAAAGAAGAATAAGTTTTGACTTGAGTAAACCCGACTTCTTTCAAATATTCTTCCATTTCACCATACTTATAAAGGTGCGTCTGGAAATCCATAAATTCGCTTTGAATCAATTTCGTATCACTATACATTTCATAAATTCCGGGAGAGAGCTGGGTCTGACTTTGTTCATCGTAATGGTTCTTCGACTTTAACACCAGTTCAAAATTCTCCTTTGTCTTTACAGAAACCGCAATCGCATAATCATTGTCATCTGTACATCTATTGGCGATTGTATCAACAGCAAATACAAACTTACCCATTGGAGACAACCATTCTTTTATTCTGCACAAGATTTGTTTACACAAATCAGTATCGGTAAATAATGACACAGAGCCCGAGCTGATAAATATATAATCAAACTTCTCTCTTGGAGAATATTTTATAATATCAGCTTGAACGACTTTTGCCTCAGGCAATTTCTGTTTTAACTTTTGTAACATTTCATTGGATAAGTCTATGCCACTTATATCAAGCCCTCTTTCCACGAATGGAACAAGAAAACGTCCACTGCCGCATAAAGGTTCTAAAATCTTTTTTCCTTTTTCAGCATAAGAAAGATAAAAATTCAATTCGTCTTGCGGTGCTTCTGCATGCAAGATTTCGTACATCTCTGTACAAAGGTTTCCGTAATAGTTCTTCTCTTCAATCATCTTATGTAAAGATGTTATTTTCAATTATTTAATTCTGTAAGATTAATCACTTTGTTTTCATATAGTGTTTATATCTCTTTTGCTTTTCATTCTTCATATTCGATGTAAAATTAGCAAAAATACCGCACATTAGCCGTTTATGAACAGCACTTTTTATTGTACTTTAATGTAATGAAGGAATTACAGTTTTATCCCCTTTCCTTTCCTTTGCGGCTGCATGGGGCGATGTATATTCTGCCTTAGCTTGTCGAATTGCTTTTTAAATCATTCGGTTATGGGCTTTCGGTCGATGGCAAGAACCAGTTTCGTCCCGTCCGTGGGGGCTTTCAGCACTTGAAACCCTGCCTTTTCGGTCGTGAATTTCCGTTTGTGTTCCTCCGAGTAGAGTTCCCCTGCATACTCCAACGGTTTTCCCTTGACGAGCGTTGCGATCTGCCCGTCGCTGAACCCGACAAGGCGGCATAGGTTTTCAATACGGAGCATTTCACGGAAATAGGGAAACCATGCCGCCGCCCTTGCGATTACCGTTTTCAGAAACGATATTTCCTGCTTGTGCCTCGCTTCCTTGTCCGCTATCTCCCTGCGGTGCTTCCGCTCTACTTCCGCCATTTGTCGGTTGTGGTCTGCCTGCATGGTCTGTATTCGGGTTTGCAGGGCTTCGATGGCTTCCCCGTGCGTGGCCACCTCCCTATGCAGGGCGGTGTTCTCCCTCTCCAGCGTCTTGACCTTGTTACTACCGAAAAGATAACCGACACTTTCGGCGATGTTGGCGGCTGCGGTGGTCTCTGCCTCTTTCAGCTTCTCGGTCTGTATCTCTTTTTTCGCCCGTTTGAGTTCCTCCTGCGCCGTTTCTTTCTGACGCTGCAAATCCACGACCTCCGCTTTGAGGCTGTCGGCGAGTTTCTTCGTTTCATTGTAATACTGCTGCGTGGACTTGTGCCGTGCCTTCGAGCCGTCTATGCCTCTTTGCAGCCCGTATTTCGCCATCGCTTCGGCATAGGTATCTTGGTAGGACTTTAATTTCAGTCGTGTCATAATATCGTCTGCGCACAGTCTTACGGTGTCGGTCGGCTTCTTGCGGTATCGCTTCTTTGTCTGTTCCTCCCGTTTGCGGCGTTTGCGCTCTCCCTTGACGATGGGGACGAGCGTGACGTGTATGTGGGGCGTTTCCTCGTCCCTATGCAGGTGCGCCGCCACGATGTTCTCCTTTCCGAACGTGTCGGTGAAGTATTTCATATTGTCGGCGCACCACTCGTCCAAACGCCCCTCCCTTTCGATGCGTTCCATGTCCTCGTGCGTTCCCGACACGGTAATGCGGATTGCCCGTACTTGGTTGTTTCCGATTTTGCGTGTCAGTCCCGTTTCTTCCAATCTTCTCTGTATAGCTGCCGAACGGTCTTTAATCCCGTCGGGGTACGCAACGAGTTTTCGGTTCAGGTGCGTCCGTGTCGGGTCTGCGTTCTTCGGGATGATGAAATACTCGATGTGGGCGGTCGTTCCGCTGTCGCTGCCGTGCGCCTTTTCCATGTGCAATACTACGAAACCCATATATATTCCTTTCTTTTTTAGCTTGTGAAACAATGATTCTTCGTATCTTCGGGGGCGGCAAATAGCCGTCCCCGATGGGGTGTGCAGAGGGGCTTGCCCCTTGCCTTATTGGGGAATTTTCAGCGATACGGAGTATTGCGGCTCGGAAAATTCCCTAATAAGCTACGGTATTTTCTCCGTAAATACCCTGCGGCGTGTCGGCGGTCTTTCGGCGGTAGCTCTCCCTGCCGCCTGCTTACCCGTATAACCCCACCTTATTATTTCCCCCTTTCGGTCGGGAAACAGCCCCTTTCCGTCCGTGCGACGGTATGACCGTATGAATGTATGACGGACTGATACCCCGACCGACAGACCGTTACGCCATCCATCGGCGGCTCGGCTCGGTGTCGGCAACGACAGATACGATAACCGTCGTTTTCTCTTTTCGCTGGTGCGTTATTCTCTCCAACAACACTTTGCGGACTTTCGTCGCCCCGAACGATTCGATACGGAAAGCGAGGACGGCTATCGTTTCGAGGTCGTAAACCTCTATGCTGCTCCTATCTCAAAACTCCGCTCTTGCAGAGTGCCTTTATACTTGCCCGAACCGTCGGGGCGACAATCCCGAACAGTTCGCAGATTTCCCACTCGGTCATGGCGGTTGCGCCTATGTCGGTCGGCAGGGAGATATTGCCGTATTCTGTTCCTTTCTTCTTTCATCGGTATGCTGTTTTAAGGTGACTAAATGGCTCGGCAGATGTTCTTCTCCATCTCCTCCAGCTTGTACGATAAGGTTTCCATGTCTTGGCTTATCTTCTGGACGGTGATTTTGGCGTAAATTGGGGTGGTTTTGATGTTCGTGTGCCCCAATAGGCGGCTCACGGTTTCGATGGGTACGCCGTGCGACAGAAGTACGGTCGTGGCGTTCGTGTGTCGGGCTACATGATAGGTCAGCCGCACCTTGAAGCCGCATTGTCTGCCTATCTCTTTGAGTGTCTTGTTATAACTGCCGTTGCTCGGAACGGGAAACACACAACCGTCCTTTGTCAGTCCCCTATACTTCTCGATGATGCGTTTGGGAACGTCCAAAAGACGGATATTCGATTCGGTGTTGGTTTTCTTCCGTCGGGTGATGATCCATAGGTTGCCGTCGAAGAATGTTTGCAGGCGGTCGGCGGTGAGGTTCTTTACGTCCGAGTACGCCAAACCCGTGAAAACAGAAAAGACGAACAAGTCCCGTACAAGTTCATGGTAGGTGTTCTTCATCAGTGCGTCCATGAGCGTCTGTATCTCCTTTTGGGTAAGGTAGCCTCTATTGACGCTTTCGGGCGAGTTGATGTACCCTGCAAAGGATTGAACGGCAGACGCCCGTCGTTCCTCGCTATGGAAACGATGTGTTTCAGCACGATCATGTAGCCCCACACGGTATTGGTGCGGCATTTCTTCTTCGTGCGCAGGAAATACTCGAAGTCGTTGATGAATGTGAGGTTGAGTTCCTTTAGCGGAATATCCTCACGCTTGTAGGTATGGGGCAGAAATTCCCGAATATGGCTGCAAACCGTCTGATAGCATCGGAATGTCCCCTGCCCCTGCTGTGCCCGACTTTCTTGGCGAACTCGGCGTTGTGCTGCTCGAAGAGTTTCAGTAAGGTTTCCTGCTTGACGCCGATACCGAGATAGGCGTCTTTCAACTTGGCGGCGGTAACATACCCGTCCGTTTGCATCAGTTCTTGGTAGTGGTGGTTTACCTCCACTCGGATTTTATCCACCGCAAGGTTGATTCTCTGCGCTTCGACGCTCTTGCCCGAAGCACGGCCCGTTTTCACGTCCCACAACCGCAGGGGAACGTCCATCTTGTAACTGAACTGTTTAATCTCTCCGTCCACCGTAAGGTGGCACATCTAAGGCAGGTGGCCGTTGGGTTTTTCGCTGCCTTTCTTCACGTAAAATAAGACCTTGAATGTACTTCGCATAACTCACTCCTTTTTTTGGTTACAAAATTAGTTTATAGTGAGTTACCGACAGCTATGCAAATCAACACAAAACGCAGTAAAAGAACCTCTTAGCAAGAAATATGCACCCGTTACGGGGGTAATGAGGTGGTAACTGAACTTCTGCACCGTTTGGCTTCGAGGTGGCATTCCGTTGGCTCTACCTAATAGAAAAACAAAGCGTAACGAACGCTTTTTCAGCTAATTCGCTACGCTTTGCCCAAATTTGCAAATCCGCTATGTGTTTATTTTAAGTCTACTACAGTAATACCTGCCCCACCAAATTGTACGTGTTCGTCTTGATAG